CTATTTCGCGGGGCATTTTTTTACTACCAAAACAACAAACCTTTTTTTTAATATAATTTTGTATTATATGTAATTTTAAGGGAGTAACGTCATGGCAAAAAAAACAACTGAGAAAAAACCAATGGGCAGGCCACCGTTTAAGGTATCAGATGAAGTGTTGGCAAACGCCACACGGTATATGTCGCAGGGTCTAAACGTCGATCAGTGCGCCAGAATGCTGGGCATTAGCAAGTCCACATTGATGCTTCATCAATCCAACAATTCGGACTTATCGGACAGCTTAAAAAGGGGGAGGGTTCAAGGAATTGAGGCCGTGACCAATACGCTGTTCAATAAAGCCGTCGAGGGCGACAACGTCTCAATGCTGTTCTGGCTCAAAAATAGGGGCGAGGGTGAGTGGGTCGAGAAAGTTGTCACCGACAACACAAACAAAAACACAACGCAATTAGACCTTACGAGGATATCCGATGAACAAATCAGTTCACTTGAAGCAGCTTTTGGGCAGCTTGACATTGGAACAGGTGAGAGCGGAGAAATATAAGCGAAGCCTGCATGAGTTTACGAAAGCCGCATGGCCGACGATTGAACCGGGTGTGCCGTTCAAAGATAATTGGCATCTTCAAGCAGTATCTGAACATCTTCAAGCAGTAAAAGAAGGCGAAATTAAGCGCCTGATCATCAACGTGCCGCCACGACACATGAAGTCAATCAGCGTGGCCGTGGCGCTGCCTGCTTGGACTTGGGCCACACAACCATCCAAGAAGTTCCTTTATGCGTCTTACGCCGCCTCCCTGTCGATCAGGGATAGCACCAAGTGCCGAAGGCTGATCGATAGCCCGTGGTACAAGGCGCACTTCGGTGACAAGTTCAAGCTCACCGACGATCAAAACCAAAAGCAGCGTTTTGAAAACGATAAGACAGGATATAGGATCGCCACCTCAGTCGGCGGTGCTTTGACCGGGGATGGCGGTGATATTATCGTGGTTGATGATCCGCACAACAGCGTGGAGGCCGACAGCAGCAAAGTCAGGGAGGGTGTTCTGGAGTGGTGGGATCAGGCCATGCAGACACGCCTTAACGACCCACAGACGGGCGCGTTTGTCATCATCATGCAAAGACTGCACGAGCAAGACCTCACGGGCCATATACTCGCTAATGAGCTAGGCAATGAGTGGGATCACTTATGCCTGCCTGCCAGATACGAAATCGGCCACCCAACGCCAAACAGATCAAGCCTTGGCTTCACAGACCCACGCACAGAGGAGGGGGAGCTTCTGTGGCCCGACAGGATGGATGAGAAGACCCTCACCAACCTAGAGCGGTCTCTTGGCTCCTACGCTGCCGCTGGGCAGCTACAGCAGCGCCCCAGCCCAAAGGGCGGCGGGATACTGAAGGCGTCTTGGTGGGTGCCGTGGGAAAAGGAGGAGCTACCCGAAGTGTCTTATGTAATCCAATCTTGGGACACCGCCTTTGAAACAAAAGAAAGCTCAAGCTACAGCGCACGAACAACGTGGGGCGTCTTCAAGAAAGATGGCTACGACTGCCTGATCGTGCTGGAAGCGTGGTATGACAAAGTCAACTATCCAGAGCTACGCAAGTTAGCGCAGGAGGCATACGATGACTGGGAGCCAGACGCAGTTTTAATAGAGAAGAAGGCCAGCGGAGCAAGCCTTCTCGCTGATTTGCGCATGGCGGGGGTGCCAGTATTGGCATATTCCCCAGATCGTGATAAGGTGGCCCGTGCTCATGCGGCATCTGCCCTGCTAGAAGACGGCAGAATTTACTATCCAAAACGCAAATGGGCCGAAGATTTGATCTCAATATGTGCGGCTTTCCCGGCTGCAAAAAATGACGACATAGTAGACACCGCCACTCAGGCGTGGTTAAGATTACGCAAGGGCTGGTTCCTTGGTCACACAGAAGACCCAGAAGAAGACTACGCTCCAGAGACACAAAGGATGACGATGTATGGCTGACCCGAATATTATTCCGTTCGCTGAAGGATCGCCCCTAGATGACCTGATGGTCGAAGAACTCCCAGACGGTGACGTTCTAATCGGTGATCCAGAGCTAGACATGCAAGACGAAATCGGTGAGGCAGAGTTCGACAAAAACCTCGCAGAAGAAATCGATGCCCGTGAGCTTGCCCGAAAAGGCCAAGAGCTAATCGGCTTTTACGAAAACGATGAAGCCTCCCGATCAGAATGGCTTGAACGATACAAGGCAGGGCTGCGTACCTTAGACCCAGATGGTGGTTTAGATCAGGGCGATGATGAACGCGCCACCCGTGGACTGTCCATCGTTGTTCACCCCCTAATCGCTGAAGCGGCAACCCAGTTTAATGCCAAGGCCATTGCAGAGCTTTACCCGTCAGGCGGTCCAATTAAGACCGTCATTATTGGCGATCCCGACGAAAAAATCGAGGAGCAGGGCCGTAGGGTGCGCGAGTTTATGAACTGGCAAATCCAAAACGAAATGGTCTCATACTTTCCAGACTTGGATCAAATGCTGTTTCACCTGCCGCTGGTAGGTCAGACCTTCAAGAAGGTTTGGTGGAACGTAAACCTAAATCGACAGTGCAGCGACTTTGTGAAGGCCGAAGACTTCTGCGTGGCACCAGAGACCAAAGACCTCTACACCTCCCCCCGATATACCCACGTCATTCGAATGCCAAAGAACGATTACAATAAGTACGTTCAAAACGGCTACTATCTCCAGACAGAATATGATGGTGGAGACGGTATCGGAACAGGCAGCGGCGATACCATTGGCGAAATCGAGGGCGTCGATGAGTACGGCGACAGCAGTGAAGACGGCACCATGACACTGCTGGAAATGCACGTCTATGATCTGTTCGACGGCATTGACGGCCAAGAAATGGATGAGGACGAGGCCGACGAGAACGCTGTCGCGCTGCCCTACGTCATTACCATCGATTACGATAATCAGAAAGTTGTCAGCGTCAGACGCAATTGGCGCGAGGACGATGAGACAAAAAAACGCCGCGACTGGTTTGTGAGCTATAAGTTCCTACCGGGCTTGGGCTTCTACGGCTTTGGCCTGTATCACATGATCGGTGGACTAGGCAAAGCAGCCACGGGATCGCTCCGCGCTCTCTTAGATTCCGCAGCGTTTAGCAATATGCAGGGTGGCTTTAAGCTGCGTGGCCGTGTTCAAGGCGGCGATATGCAGATCAGTCCCGGTGAATTTGTTGATCTCGACAGTACCGTCGATGACGTGAATAAAGCCATAATGCCCCTGCCCTTCAAGGAGCCGTCAGGCTCCCTGTTTAATCTGCTTGGCTTTATGGTTGAGGCAGGCCAGCGTTTTGCCAGCACTGCCGATCTAAACGTGGGTGACGTAAATCCCAACGCGCCAGTTGGATCAACGGTCGCCCTAATCGAGCAGGGCAGTAAGTCGTTCTCAGCAATTCACAAGCGCCTGCACTACTCGCAGGGCCAAGAATTTAAAATGCTGGCGGCTCTAAACGCAGAAAACCTGCCAGAAGAATTTACCTTCGCAGTGGCTGGTGCAGCGGAAACCGTTTACGCCGCTGACTTCGATGACCGAATTGACATCGTGCCAGTGTCGGACCCCAACATATTCAGTACCGCACAGCGCATCTCGCAGGCGCAGGCCGTCCTGCAAATGGCGCAGTCAGCGCCACAGCTTCACGATCTTTACGAAGCCTACAAGCGGATGTACGAGGCGCTACGCATAAACAACATTGATGAAATCCTGCAAAAGCCAGAGCAGGCTGTGCAAATGGACCCCATCGATGAAAATATGAGCGTCATGTATGGCAAGCCAATTCGCGCATTCTTGGAGCAGGATCACGATGCCCACATTGCGGTTCACATGCAGTTCATGCAAGACCCCTCTCTGGCAGGCAATCCAGCCGCACAGAAGACAATGGGGCCAATTCTAATCGCGCATATCGCGGAGCATATCGCGCTGCTGTATCGCCTTAGAATGCAGGCAGGCGTGGCAATGGAACTGCCGCCACTGCCAAACTTCAGAGACCCCAAGTTTAAGTTTGAAGAGGTCGATCCAGAACTTGATCGCGTTATTAGCCAACGTGCGGCAGAGGTTGTGCAGGCCGCACCGCAGATGAAGCAAATCGAGGCCATGCGTGGCATGATGGGTCAGCAGGGTCAGCAGGGTCAGGGCAATCCGCTGCAATACGCACAGCAGCTTGCACAGCTTGAGACAGAGGCACTTAAAGCCAGAACGCAGGCGCAAATCCAAGCGGATCAGGCCAAGGCCAAGTCCAGTATTGAGATTAAGCAGGCAGAGGCGCGTCAGGACATGCAGATCGATGCAGCTAAGGCGCAGGCAGACTTGCAGGCAAAGGTTACTAAGCTGGAGGCAGAATTGCAGCTAGAGCGAGAAAAGAACGCCGCAAAAATTCAAATGGAGGCAATGAAGAATGTTCCCCCCACAATCCTATGACTTGCCCCCTGTAAACCCCGCAGCGTTCGGCGGCTTGCCGCAAGAAACGCCGCAGCCGGGTGCGCCCCCGCTTGCCTCCCCAAGTGGGGGTCAGCCGCCACCGATGGACATGAATAAATATTTAATAGACAAGGTTGCTGAGATTCGGCAGCGAATGGGCGCAGGCGATATGGGCGCGTTAAGTAATATCGCTAGTGCCATGCAGCCACCCACACAGCAGCCACCCGCGCAGGAACAGCAAAGAGGTATGGCCTAATGGCTGACATTGGAGCATTAACGGGGCTTGATGAGCTACCATTCTCTGGTGATTTAAATATTCAGCCAAAAGGTATTGGAAATTATTCTGCCGATCTTAATTTCTTCAAAACAATTGATGGTAAATTAGGTTCCATAACTCCATTTGCTGGGTACGGGAAAGAATTTTCATCTTTCCAAGATGGCCCTGTTGAGATCGATAATAAAAACAGAACCATAAGGATCGGGATTGATGGACAAACATCGCTAGGCCCAGTTGATGTAAGCGGCAACGTGATGGGTAGCAGGACAAGGCAACAACAAAACGTGTCTTTCCCAGATGGATTTAACTTTAGCAATTCCAATATCGGCACTTTCACAAAACTGGGAATGGCTGCAAAATATGGCGCTCTTGATGCTGGAATACAGAGAGAAAAGTATACTGGTATGGACCCTATTTATACTGGCAATGTAGGAATGAACTTTGGTAATGGCGGCAGATTTGAAATATCTGACACAAACAAAGGCGATCCAACATACAGAGTTAATTACAGAATGGATTTTTAGCCATGAACAATCGCTACATGAGCCAGATGAACGATTATCTTGAGGGCGGTCAGGGTTCGGCCCCCCGCCAGAACGGCGCATTTGCCAACATGGTGCCACGGCAGACAATTATTGCCGATCAGCCTCACATGCTGGCCTACATTAATCCAGCCGAAGAGCAAATGCTGCGTGATATGGGTGGCGCTGGAATGCCGGGGCCAGATGGGGTGCCTGCTTATTATCATGCAACGGGTCATGCTGCCGCCAAAGACCTCCGATATGATAGTATAGATGATCAACTTCGCGCTGAAAATCCAGTAATTACATATGATCAATATGGATTAAACCCAAGCTCTTTTGTCGGAAGCAACGACAACGATACCGCCTATCAGGCGGCAAAACAAGATGCGATTAGACAGCAGGGATTTAAAAATTCTGGATCATTTGATGCTGCGGGTGTTGAGATAATACCAGAAAAAGATGGCAACACACCTTCGTCCACAGGTTATTTTGAAACCCAAGAGCGCGACCAAATAGCCAACCCAGAGAAATACAAAACTAAGCCCAAAGCCAACACGGTCGATTACATTAGTGCGGCGGAAAAAGCAACGAATACAACTCTTTTTCAAGGCAAGTACACGCCACAAGAAATCACGACTCACAAACCTAACCTTTTAGGTTACGGCTATTACACTCCTACCGGAGTATGGGTTACGCCTAGCATAGACATGCAAAACGGCGGCGGAAAAGGAATAGCGGGCTTTAAGTTTGCATCCTCTGGCGGCACTGACGCGGACGATCCCACCTATGGCGGCAACGGGGATGGTTATGTAGATCGAGATGAGTTTCAAGCGGGCGTTGATTCGGGTTTAATAAAACAGGGTTTAGGGGCCGTTTCAAACTTTTCCGGTGCAACCCCGTTAGATTCCGGGCGAAGACCAACTGGTATAGCGGGTTTTGCCACATCAGGTGGTATAATAGGCAATATGTTGGGCGTACCACCAATGCAACTTCGCGAACCTTTAAATGGTCAATACACGAAAGAGGGCGTTCAACAATATACCTTGGAGCAAGCGGCCTCGGCCAGCGCCGCTTCCGAAGCAGCGGCGCAAATGACCTCTAGCCTTGATGACGAACCGGGTTTAAATTACGTTGACCCAAATGCCGTTACGGGCGACGTAATTGAACAATTTGTTCCGAATCCCGGCGCAAGTGTTCCACAAACTAATTATATTACGGGTACGGGAATTGTTCCGAGCAATGCGTTTGGTATGCAGAACTTTAATCAACAGCCGTATCCACAGTTAGGCATGGCTACCAATCTTGTTACGCCAAACGCGTTTAGACCTGCTTTGACATATGCCGAATTGTTGGCCGGATACACAAATCCTTACGGAAATAAACCTGCCGGAGTAGTTTGATGGCTAAAGACATATCCCCAGAAAGAATGCAGCGTTTGATGGAGTTGTCTAACAACGCCATGACGGTTGAACTTGGTGCGTTGAGAAACCCGCAAGTAACTACGGTGCCTTCCAATGAACCCAACGCCTTCTATCAAACCGCTCCCTCCTATGAAAGAGCAGTAAACGACCTTCTTTACGTTCAATATAGAATTATAGACAATGCTTCCGATGTCTTGAAATTTAATACAAACACTCCTGCCCAGAAAGAATCTTTAAAAGAAGAGGTAAAAACGGCAGAAAAACAGATTGAAAGAATAAAAAGCACCCCCGAAAACGTCATTGTG